TTAAACAACTCTCCGCTACGGACAAGCGTTGGTCTCCCTGGGAGCTCCCTGGCCTTCCATGAGGCGTATTCAGCGTCAAGCGGGGACCATCCACCAACAGGAAGCCCCTGTGATGTGAAGTTTTCTGCAAATGTCTTCTTTAGGACCTGGTGTGCCCACCTAAAAACAGGCTTAGCATCGGTAATCCTGTCTTGGATGTCTGCAACCAAGTTCTGGACTTTTTCAATCCTGACCTCAATGTCTACTCTTACTGGTGCCGACATTGTTATGCAATTCTTCTTCGGCTGTACTTCCTCAGAGACATAAGTTCAGTATCCAAAAATCCAGTCACCAGAGGTCCGACATTTCGCGTTGTTATGTCCTTGAGGCCAACAACATCGTCATGCATGTTCTGCATCTCCCTGGAAGCCGCTCTTAGGATAAGAAGCTTAAACATTGGTATATTTGTACCATCCAGGCCTGCAGTGTAAGTAACTGTAATTACGTCACCATCAAGGGCGTAAAAGTAGTCAATACCAAACCTGCGCACAACATAGTCATGCTCAACAATGAGGGTTCTTGGTTCTCCGTTTAGCGGTTTTACTACTACTTCGGACACGTTTACAACAGGCGAATTGCGGAAATAGATAGTGCTTGGAGGGGTTGCCCATGTTGTGCTATCTACCATATTTGACTGGACAAACGAGTCCGTGTAGCTATGCGGTGGGGCCGACAAGAAGGTACCCATAGGAACGCCGTGGTATGTACCTTCTACAGTGTAATCTTCCTCGAATTCCACCACCTCAATAGGTCGACCAAGATGAGCTTCCATCTCTGATTGGAGACCTGCAAGAATCATCTCGGCTGCATCCTGCTGACGCAAGGACAGCTTTATGTCCATGTAGTTAATAAGGTCTGCTTGAGTTACTAGCACTTGATACCTCCACTAGGCGTTAATCAGTCATAAAGACCGATTTAGCGCCTCTTCTTTGGTGTGGCTTTCTTTGCTGGAGCCTTCTTGGCGGGAGCTTTCTTTGCAGCAGCCTTCTTGGCGGGAGCAGCCTTCTTCGCTGGAGCAGCCTTCTTAGTTGGCGTAGCCTTCTTTGCTGCCGACTTTTGCTTTGCCTGCACTTTTTTAGCTTTAGATTTAGATGCTTTTCTGTTTGCTTCAGCAGCGGTTTTCTGCCTCTTTACCTGCTTGAGAATGGCTGAGGATTTTGCCCTCTCTGTTGCCGACTTGTACAGAGCTTCGTTAATTGGGTTAGCGCGAGCCTTGTAGCCCTTTTTGCGACCAATCTGCTGGCTGCCACGCGGAGAATTTGCAAGACCAAGCACTCCTTTGCCTTTAATCTTTTTGTTTGACTTTACGCCAAGGGCTCTAATTTCTGAAGGAGATAGATACCCTTGCAGTCTTGTAGATTCTTTTTGCAATTTTCTAGCATTGGCACGAGAACCAAAAATGTCTTTGATTGCTTGATTTAGCAAGTCTCTTTCTTTGATGAGAGCTGCTCTGGCCTTTTCACCCTTAGCCTTGTTGAGCTGGTTCTTGATTCGGCTTGCGTCGAGGAGTAGGGAGTCTGCGTCGTCCGTAATGTCCGGGCCGTATCTTACTCTGGGCATAATCAACCAACTTCTTTGAGAAACATTTTAAAGAAGTTTACCATATGGCGCTAATTCGGAATTAAATACCCGCGCCAAAAACTACCTGTCGCTATTCGGTGGTGATTCAATCACTGGACCCTTATCAAGCGTCCCTGGAGGAGCCTCTACTGGCACCCATGCTCTTGAATATGTATATTCCTTGATATTCCTTGACTTCAATATTGTGCCGTCAATCATTAAAGAATATTCATTTCCCTTCATGCATAACGTTCTTTCTAGGCTTTTTTCAGTAGCGGCTCGAGACCTGACAAGTTTTTTAATTATCGATGACATAGGTTTGGCCACTACCGAGCCTCTTCCTCTATTTAGTCGAAGATGCATCTCCATTGCCTCCATGGTCCCAACATCATGCTTTATGACCGGGATTGTTTTACCAATTATTTCCATTATCTGCTTGACATTTGTAGCCAACAAATAGCGCTCAGAGCCATCAATGATTTCTCCGGTTCTAGCAGATACATGGATTGGTTGAATAAAACCAAAATCGAGCAAAGACGCAGAAAGCACTAAAAGGTCTGGTCTCAGTATGTAGGTTGCTCTCCATGGTGGGACGATAAGTGTTGATGGGTCAACTTCCTCTATCTCATACTTCATATGTTGTTTCCATTTCTTCGTCATTATTTCTTACTGTGTATGCTCTAGTTCTTGGCCCAACAGGAGAAGGTGAACCACCATCTATTTCGTTGAGAACAAGAGTTCTAATTAGCAGACTGATTGGGTAAGCACGTTGGTCTTCTAGATGCTTCTTGCGAAACTTAGAGACGTATGCTTTTGCTTCCATTTGTCTGCGTTCACCAACTAGGTAGTCTTCAATAAACATTGAAGCACCTTCTAAACCCAATCCCGAGTATTCGTTAATAAGTTTTTCAATGTCAAATTCTGGCCACCACCTGCGTTGAGCATCGATGTGGGGAAAACACTCCACAAGCCTGTCGTAAAACTCTGGTTCCGTAGCAACCACATCACCAATCCTGCGAATAGCAATGCTGTGGAGTGGGATACCGATTCTTGTGTTACTTTCCGTCTGGGCAGCAAGGTCGTAATACTCACAGTACTCAGAACCGTGTTCTTCAATCAAAAACTTAAATACGTCGTTTGTGTTCCAGTCATAAATAACCTTGGCAAACTTCATTGGTATTCCGGTCTTGAGTTTGTACGGAGTAACGATGTAGTTCTCATGCAACTTCTGAACGCAGGACCTATAGCGAACCATTGACTCGCTTGCTCTAACGCCGGTGATGAAGGCAACATTCCCCTTCTTGCCCTGCATGGTGTAGTAGTCGGTCTGTTCTGGAAGAGATACATCGTGGGTTAGACCAAAGTCTTCACCCGTAATAGCCCAAGGCGGGATGTCTCTTACGAGCCTTCCCTGGTTCTTACGCATGTTGCTCCACAGAACTGTAGTAACCCTCTGTCCGAGAACCCAAATTTCTGCAGGGTAAGGGAGGCAGTACCACTCCATGTCAACCCAGTCGTAGTTTCGCACTTTTTCTACATACTCAATAGTTGTAGGGCTTACCATTTCCTCGTCTCGGAAAATAACTTTTACTGGCCCAAGACCGCGTTCTTCGTGTACCTCTTTAGCAAGATACATAACCGCAGAGGAATCTTTTCCTCCAGAGAACTGAACACATACGGTATCAAAAGTATCGTAGACGTGCCTAATTCTTTGGCGGGCTGCATCTATGCAGCTCATGTCAAGAAACATTCTTTGTCTAGTCATTAGTATTTCGCAATCTGAGAAAGACGATTTACTTCGGCACGAAGTTCGTCTATTACGCGATTTAGTTCATTACGCTCAGCTATTAGTTTTTCAAATAGTTTTTCAAGTTCTATTAACTCTTCAGGACTCATTATGTTTCCAACCGTTTCTAGCGTTTCTAGCATAGACAAGCGCATACGCACCAGCCATCAAAATAAATCCATACTGTTTTGTTTTAACTGCGTAAACAACCCAAAGAATCTCATTGGCTAAGTTTATTAACCAGCCCCACCAAACTCTATTGCCAGCAATTAAAAGGCCGGTAACACCAAGAGTTCCAAGCACCCACGACCAAATACTCATTAAATCTCCGAGTGTTGGCCGATGAAGTCCATTAACCGTTCTGCAGTTGTATTCCCAACAATTGAAACATCACTTCTTAGCCAGCGAATAAAATCGTACCAACGAGACTGCTGGGCAGGGTTATCAAAGACAAGCGTGAACTGAACCACTGCTTGCTGACCAGCACCTGCAGCCATTGTTGAACCACGAATAGCTATATCGTTTTGGTCAGAAGAAGAAGGGGCGACGATTCTTTTCTCACCTTCACTGTCTCTAGTGACGGTGAACTCTTGTGGACGCAATTCAGGGACATCGTCAAATCCTTGAATCTCCGTGTTTCTATCGATAAGAACCGGTGGAACGTAACTACCACTAGTGGACATCTCACTGCTGTTTCTGTAAACCTCTTGCTCGTATTCGGCAATCTCAAACTCATCCCAACCAAGGCCCTCTAGTAGCTCTGGGTAGTAATCGCTCACTGAACTGATTAGTTCATAAAGAATTTCTGGTTCAGAGTAACCAAGCTCAACAGTCCTGTTGTCGGCAAGCGCAAATGCAACAGCACGAGAATCATCGCCCTCAAGATAAATAACAGCAATCTGGTCCCATCCAAGAATCTTGGCGGCCTCCAACTGGTGATTACCGGCAATTACAGTTGCCGTTCCATCATCGTTTCTTTTGGCAACTATGGGTTTTACTTGGCCGAACTCCGCATAGGAAGCAGTAATTGCGTCAACGTCTCCAATTCTTGGGTTCTTCTCAAGTGGCAGAAGTGTGTTTATGTCTACCGCCATACCGATTAGTGACGGATGGATACCGTTACTCATACTTGGTGCCTTACGTTTGCGTTGAGGGTTCTCATTGCGTCAATTGATGTGCGTAGCGATAGAAGTTTTTCTCTCTTTGACTTAACAAGCGCTTCAGAGATTTTGTAATCAAATGAAGATTCGTCCAACTTGTAGTCTGCCCATGCTTCACGTTCCTTGATTGAGCCTTTTGCTGATAGGTATTCTTTGGCCCAATTGGACTTGTGAAGCGCCTCTTTCTTGGCATTGTCTATAGCAAGAACTTCAAAAGCTTCTGTTTCTTCTTCTAGCATTCCTATCAAGCGAAGAAGCTCGTTTTCGATATCAACCTGACTAATTGGATTGTTTCTATTTTGCACTTGAGTCCTTTATATTATCCATTGCTGACCAATCTATCTTCTCTAGAGACGATAGTTGTGTTGCCGTCCAATCGTATTGGCTTTTTCCTAAATATGCAAGCCCCATCTGTTCAAGAATCCATGCATCACATTCGTCGTCTGCGCCGGAGCCAGAAAAGACCATGCCTGTTTTGGAAGATATTGCAGAAATCACTTCCGTCTTTCCAGCGTTGCCTTTTCCTGTAGCAAACTTTGCCCTAGAAGTGGGAGGAATTTCCACGTAAGTAATCCCACATTCCCAAAAAGTCATCCTTATGCACCCGCCGAGCTCTCCAATACTGTGGGCTTGTGAGTTGCGTGACGCAAACGAGTAACCCTCAATAAGGGCGCAGTTGATTTCTTCGTCAAGACATAGCTGAAGAATCGTTTTATTTACGTAGGAAAGCCTTTCAGGGCCCTTGGCTTTTGTGGAAATAATCGAAGTTTTCCCATTTATTGAAACGCCAGTAGAAGTCAGTGAAAGGTCTAGTCCTATTAGCTTTAATTCGGGCACAAAAAGACCCTACTACATGAAAATCGGGCAGGACTCGTCCTACCCGACCTTCACCTATAACGGTCACAAATCTCTTGTGCTAAACAATTGTACAACAATCACAAACAGTGCTAATACAGCAAACAACCGCCTGTCCTGCAGAGACTGGCGGTTGTAGAGAAGTTAAAAAATTAATCTCCGGATTGCCGTGGTTAGGCCACTAGACATTGACCACCGTCCTTTCCTTTCTGACAGCGAGTTGTAGGTACCTGGAGTCAAGAATACATGAGTTAACGATAAGCAAACAATAAATAATTGTCTGAATAATTCAAATAATAAAAACTATCCCGTGTTATTATTTATCTATAACCCCCCTCAACTAGGAGAAAACATGTCAACAGCAGCACTTGCACCAACAACAATCGTTCTTGGAATCCCCGGAACACTTTCAACCTCAAGCATGGTTTCGGTTGCTTTGCCTTTCAACGGCAGAATCACTGGAGCATATGTTGCAGTCGTCGGCGCAGCCGCTGGTTCAGCACTCACCGCAGACCTCAAGGTTGGCACAGACGTCGCAGCATCCTTCTCAATCGCAGCAGGCGCATACGCCGATGCGGGCACACTCACAGCAGCCAACACTGACTTCGTAGCCGGTGACCTCATCAGCCTCGACGTTTCAGCTGTTGGTTCTGGTACCGCAGGTTCAAACATGACTGTTGCTTTTACTGTTCAAGAAGGCCGTTAATTAAAAATTAACCAAAATCTGATTAAAGCGCTTCTTCGGGGGCGCTTTTTTCATGCCAAAAACATGTCATAATATTAGCGTTCCCTAACGCCCGCAGGAGAAAAAATGTCTGGAATCATCGCACCATCAATCGTCAACTACGACTGGACCGTCAAGGTCAGTGACCCTTCTTACCTGAATGTGTCTTTCCCATTCCGTGTCAAGATTGAGTCAATCTGGTTCACCACTCAGCAGGTTTATGGTGCAACGGCAGGTCTTTGGCAAGGCGTTGAAACAACTCTTGATGTTGATACAACCGAACGACTTCTCCGCCTTGCAGCAATCAAGACCAAGAACTCCAAGACACAACACAGCCAGTACGACAACCCATCAGATTGGATGTTTGGCTTTGAGGATGTTGAATATGACGGCTCTGTGACTGATGAACTGAAGCCAACAATGTGGCTTGGAAACCCAGATGAAGGAATTGGCAAATTTAGTGCATTTGGCACACAGCCATACTTTGGCAATGGCGTACTTGACCTTCGCAGTACAGCCGCAACGCCTATCGATAAAGCACATGCAATTAACTACAGTTGGAACGAAGAAGAGTACAACGCAAACACCTACCTTACAGATGTTGCCGTTATGAACACCGACGAAATCCTCCAACTGTTTGTTTATTCAGATGGCGGCGATTGGGAAGGCTACGAGAATGACGCAAAGGTCACAATCTCGGTTGCCTACACTGGTATTCACGACACAGAAAAAGCATCTGCTTCAGCCAAGCCTTGGACAGCATGGTGGAACGACTAGTATTGCCGTATGGCAAAACTACCATCAACATTTGCGCTTGATACTGGAAACAAATTAAGCGATAATTTCTTTGATATTCGTTGGCTTTCTGCTGGCATGCGTCCGCCCCCTAAAAGGTGGTATACAAATAGTGAAGAACTTCCCACCGAAGACATGACTGAGTGGGGCTGGGGTGAAGTTGACGCAGAAGGCCGTTTGGTAGTTAAGTATTACCGCGAAGAAGTTTTCGGAACAGAAGACGAAGTAACTAAACTTTGGTTTGTTCTTCTTGATGGTCGACATATTCAACCTCCTCATTTAATACTTCTTGGATTTGCGGATGGTAGATATCCTTGGGGGACCGTATTGGAGGGCGCAGAAGCCTCTCGTGTTCTTGAAAAGGAATATATGTCCACATGGGCAGCCATGATTAATTGGCGTGCTGGTGACCCAATGATTCAACAAATAACCACAGCCGAAAAATGGCGTCGCAGGCGACTTTCTGTCATGATGTTTGGCGTCTGCGATGTCGTTAACGCCTGTTACGGATTCAGCCCTGGACTAGTTCTTCATGGTGGTGCAGTCACTACAGCAGACGGTGAAAAATTACGAGAAATATATCCTACCAATAACGACCGAATACAACCACGTATTGGCTCTGTCGGTCCTCAAGAATCGTAAGAGTGCTTAGATAGACCAAGGTCAAATGCAAGCTGAGGATAGTTTCCTATGCGAGTGTGGCAAGGACGACAGACACACATAAGGTTTGATTCATCAAGAATAGAGCCACCCTGGGAGCGTCTCACTAGTTCGTGAACATCCGATGATGGCCTTTGCTGATAGACAGCAAGTTCGTCATGTTGAGCAAAGACAGGACAGGCTTCACACCATGGGCGTTCTCCTAAAAGTTTTTCTACCAATGGTCTGCGAAGTTTGTACTTCTCTTCAGTTTTCTTAGAGCGATGATTTATCTTCTTTGAAGAGTTCTTTAAAGGTGTTCTTTTTAGCGGTTTATCTGACCGCTTTATTGGCTTACGGTTCACTCTGCTGGAAAAAGGCTTGATTCATCGATTAGGTCGAATAGCCACTCGTTGTTAAGAACCGCCCACAAGGC